GATACTAGCTGCAAATGTACCACCGCCTGAAAGTGTAGGTGCATCTGCCACGCTAAATATGTTATGACATATAATAGTTATCTCATCGTCTAGTGCAGCAGCAGAGCCTAACACTACTGTCGTTCCTGTGGTAGCTGTATAATCAGCAGGTTGTAACAGTATTCCGTTTTGATATACGTCTACGTTTCCAATAGAGTATACAGCATTAAATGTGGTTTGTCCAGCAGTAGCTGTATATGTGTGCGCTCTTCTTGTACCTTCGGTTAGAGATTGCCCTATGTATGCCATTAGTCAGCCTCTTTTATTGTTAAAGTACCAGCAGAAACCTGTCTTAGAATCTCTGCGTAATGTCGGTTATCTTGGTCTAAGGGAACACACATTTCCACACCGTCTATAGTTGCTCTTACATTCTCGTTTTCTTTATTTATGTTTTGACCGTATTGTGCTGATGTAATATTCATTTATAACTCCGCATCAAAATCAAGTCGGTTTGTAGGTCCAGCACCAACTGACATTCTATAGTAAGTATCACCATGTGAACCTAATTGCCCCCCATAAGTTCCACTGGTAGGCCATTTAAAACCTGTAAAACCTTCAGTTGATAATCCAGTTATTTCATTTGGTCTTTGAGTTACACCAACTTGCGGCCTAGCAATGCCTACTGTACCAACAAAAGTAGCAGTTGGAGCGGCTCTCATTTTGTGTCTAAAAACTCCATCACAGTACATAAAGTAATTGGCGGCGTGTTCATTAGTTCCTTGCCAGTTTCGGTTTGAGTAAGTTTGAAAATAGCGTTCACATTTGGTTAAAGTAACTCCCACTGGTTCATGCTCAAAGGGCGTGGCTTGAGACCCGATTTCTAATTGACAGCCAGTGACTTGCCATGTTGCTCCATTATTATCAGCTATCTTAACACCACCAGTTAATCCATTTACATAGGTGCTTTGCCAGTTACCTGTTACAGAACCAGAATATGTTGTGCCTTCACCTAAATCCCAGTTTAAATTCATTCCATCAAGGTTTGTCTTTTTGCCCAGTGCATTTGATGTATTAGCTGGAATTGAAATTGTTTTGTATTCCCATGTATTAGCAGAATTAATTGTATAACTTCTTAAATTATATCTATTAGTACCACCACTGTCGTTAAACCAAGCAGTAAATCCATAATTACCAGCAATAGAAGATTTAACATAAAAAGAAAGCGTTAATTCTTTTGCATTAGAAGTTCCGTAATCTACTTGATTTATATTGTAACCTTCTATTTTTTGTCTAAAAAGAACTTCACTATTATGTGGAACTGTTCCTGCTGAAGTAGTTGTCCATTTGAAAGATTTTTCAAAACCTGTTGGGCCATCAGAAACAACCTGAGTGGTGGCTCCGTATTGAGCAGTAGCACCACTGTCACTATAAAAGCCCCAACGGTCGGCAAAAAAATCTGACCCTGCTGTAACTGTATGTGCGGCAAATGAGTGTCTTTGGTCAATCTCAAACTTTCCGTTGATTATAATATTGCGACCTACACCAAAGCTTCCACTACTAGAACCAAACGTATCGAGCCTAGAAGTTAATGCTCCAAGGTCTGCTAAATCTTTAGACCTACCCATTAGGTAATCTCCAATATACTCATCATTACATCACAAGAGGAGGCTGCACTCGATGTCACTTTAATGCTATCGCCTGTTTGTAAAACGACTTTTTGATCACCTCCCACGACAACAAGTGAGCCTCCGCTAGGTACGGTAGCTTGTTTGACTAAGAACGTATCATTAGATCCATCGTTATGAGTTACATCAACTGTGATAGCTGCAGTGGTTCTGTTAGCACAAGACAAACCAATAACGGTTGTAGCTGTGCTGCTACCTACTGTGTAGCTTCCCACCGTAACTGCTGATGTGCCTATGCTACGTGAAGTTTTTCTAAGAAATGTATTTGCCATATTGCTATCCCAAAGCTATCGCTAGTGCAACAGCAGAACCTGCTGGGTCAAAGGCTGTGGATGCAGCGACACGTGCATCTGCTCTAGCGTTGGTGAAGTATAAGTTAGAAGATCCTTCTGATAGATCATCTGTGTCGTGATTACCAAAAGAGATTATAGAGTTTAGATCGTGATCGTTAGATGCAGGATCAAGGTGAGCAGCAACGCTTGCAGGTAAAGTTATAAATACAAACTTAGTTCCTGCTGAGAAGTTTGTTGCTGATCCACCGTTTGAACTGGATAGTACTGTAGTTCGTGCAAGAGTATTAGTGCCACTGTATGTACCTAGTCCTACCTCCCACTCATCTGTGCCATTGGCTGTATGTACAATAGCGTAGTAAGTCGTGTCATTTGTAGACATAACTGATGCGAATGTATCGAAGGTAGCACTTGCACCTCCAAGGGTCAGACTAGACGTTCCTGTAGTAGTCGTGGTTTCACGTACACGATCTTTTAGTACTAATGCCATTGTATTACCTTTACGTTATACGTATGACTGCGTTGGATGCATCTGCTGTAGGAAAGATAACAGTAAAGTCACCTGCTGTCGATGCCACGTTTGAGCCAAACGAGAACACAGCTATTGCTTTGTTACTTGCTGAACTGTTATAGAGCAAAGCTCCAGCAGCCGTGATTGTCAGGTTAGAGAATACTTCATCTGCAAAATCAACAATAGCAGTATCCGAACCTGAAGGTATTGATATGACAGGCGAGTCTAAGGTTTGCCCCCCTGCACTGTAGTTTGTTCCTGTAGCCTCATCTGAACTACCTGTTAGTTCTGAGTAGTTAGTTGTAGACTTATTGAAGTTGCCTGTAGGCGATGGTTTAATTAACGCAATCTTTAGCGTGTGCGTGTCTAAATCGTGAACACCCCCAAGTAGCTCTTGCTTGAAGCTGTTGCACATTGCTGTAGTAATAGTACCCATGAGAATGTCCTTATGTTAAATGCACGAAGAGGCCACCGAAGCAGCCTCTAAGTTTATCTTATGATTAAGCAGCGTTGTAACGTGCTGTGACCAATGCTTGTGGGCGTAAGATCTTACGTCCGTAAAGGTGCATACCACGTACAATGTCTGCAAATGAGTCTGGATCTCTGTAGTTTTCTACTTTGTTGATCTGCTCTGCAGTTGCAACCGCTTCTTCCTGACCTGCAAGGATAACACCGAAGTTGTCATCTTGTGCAGTTGCGCCAGAAGTTCCTGGTCCTGTACCGTCTGTCGGTAGGTTGTTTGAAACGTGTACACGGAAGCCGTGAATGTTTCCTGCAACCAATCCGTTTTGTAGACCTGCTCCACCGAAGTCTGCGTTGAGAAGACGTGAGTCTTCGTCTTTTAGCATTTCCATGAAGATTGGGTCAACAACCAAGTAACGTCCACGTGAGTCAACGTTTCCTGTATCCAACTGACGAGCCATTCTAGCAATAAGCTGCAATGGTGATGCAGTAGTGGTTGATTTTGCTTGAGCGCCAGGTAGTCTAGGTGCTAGAGGGATAGAGTCACCAGTTGTAGATGATGAAGCTGAAGTTGTGATGTTAGTCATGTCAGACATGTCCAACTGGTTCGCTTTCAAAAATTCACCATTTAGCTCGTTTGCTGTTGGGTGCTGTGCAGTACCTGATACAGCAGTTGAGTATTGACCTGTTGATGCTGTGCCTGTCATGTAAGCAAGAACATCTACGTCAATAGAGTCAGCCATTTTGTATGCTGCTCTGTCTGCAGCCATGCTAACGAAGTCAACGTGTGAGAACTGATCCTCGATGTCATCCATTTTGAAAGCAAAATAGTTAGCTTTGTCAATGGTTAACTGGAAGTCACTGTCATCTAAGTCTTGTACAGTGATGGCTGTTTTACGCTCAAGAGCGTTGACTGTTACGTCAGGCTCTTTTTGGATGCGTACAACATCCCCTTGATTTGCAATCTCTCCAAAGTAGGAGTTGTTAGTGATTGCGCTGATAACAGAAGCTTTTCGCAATGCGATCTGCGCCTGTTTGGAGTACATTATCGGGCTGAAATTGCCGTCAAATCCACTCTTGCCAGAGGCGAGTGCTATAGCCATAATTAAAATCTCCTTTATAGATATGGCGTGAAATTGACACTACATATCCACCATGAAGAGGCTCTTAGTTTTAGGGTGGTCAGCTATGCTTTGAGACTGCGCTGTCTCTCTGCGCTGGGCCTATACTTTGAGGTAAGTCTTTTGTGTGGCTAGTGCTTGATTAAGCATACACACTAATGTTGTGTATATGCTATAGTTGTATCTACGATGTTAAGAATGTCAACTACTTTCTTGATACATCATAAATAAATCTTTTATTACGTTGAGCATCAAGTATTTCTTCTTGACGCTTTTCGTATTCCTTGATTGACATTGCAGCTACCTCTGATTCACGAATGTATCCTGCTGTATCGTCTGGTTCTGGTGCTGCTGCACTTTTTGTCTTTACAGAAGAGGCTGCTGCTTTCTCTGAGGGTGTAGCTTTCTTTTTGTTTGTAATACCTTTGTCTATCTTATACAAGTCTATTACACGTGCTACAGACTTTGCATCATCTACATTTTCATACAAAGCATCCTGTACCCACTTAGGTTGATCTTTTGCCCAGTTATGAAATGTATCGTCCTGACGTATCTCTATAAAGTCAGGATGCATCTTAACAAGTTCTGCTTCTGCTTTTTCTCTTTGAGCTTCTACACGAAGTTCTTCTAACTGAGCCATGCGATCTTCTATATCTTTAGCCGCACTCTTAGATTTCTTATCAGCTATAGTTTCTATGATAGATGCAATATCAGGATGCTCCTTAGTAAAAGCATCTAATTCTTCATCCGTTTTAGGCATTACAAGCTCTTGCTTTGCAGCTTTATTTAGCTGCGCCTCTAGTGCTGCTATCTTTGCGTTGAACTCTTCTTCTTTCTTTTGTGAGTGTCTACGCAAATCACCATAACGTTTCTTGAAGTTCTTTTCTTCAGCACCTAAGTCATCTTCTTTTTGTGCTTCAACTTTTGGTTCTTCTTCTTGTTTGGTATCACTCTCTGCCTGTACTGGTTCAGCTTTAGGCTCTTCGCTACTGGGTTTATCTTCAGAACTTTCTGCATCTGGATCTATTCCTTTAGCTTTTAGTGCTTCCTTCTTCATAGCTAGAAGCTCTTCTTCATCTTTTTTGATGCGCTCTTCATTACTTAGGTAACCCGCTCTGCCCATCAGTACCTTTGGGATTGGAGGTTTTACCATAGGATTAGGTTTTGCTTCTTCGTTTGTAGCCATTTGTTTTCTCCTTATGTTGGGGTCAGCCGAAGCCGAGTGGCCTTATAGTTATTTGGATTTTTTCTTCTTCTTTTTCTTGCTTGCTATACCACCTTTTTCAAAACCTCGCTGTACACCTCTTTCCATATCCCTTATAACACTCTCTGTTCTTTGTACAGCAGGAGCATTTCTAGCAATAGATTTAGATTTAGAAGGATCGTTTTTAAATGCTTCAAAGGTTTTTCTAGCACTTCTACCTGCATCTCTAGTGCGATCTCTTTGTTGTGTAGGAGTTGGTTGTGTAGGAGTTGGTTGTGTGTCTGTAGTAGAAGAAGTATCGTAATCTTTTGGACGTGGTTGAGATCTTAATTCTTGTTCAATTCGTGCTATGTTATCATACTTGTCTTGCATTACACCAAAGTCTGCTGCATCAACACCTTGCTCATTAACCCCAGGAGTTGTTCTGTCATTAGCTGTTTGCGGATCTGGCGTATATGCCTTTGTCATTTTATCTAACTGTGCATACAATGCGTCCGTTTGTTCCTGTGTTCTAACTGGCGGTCCTTCTGGTTCTTTGCCTGTTATTTTATTAAATATAGTTTCTACTAAGCCAGGCTGTTCTTTACTTGCCAATTCAAGAAGTTCATCGTAGCGCCTCTTATCTATTTCACTTGTATAAGGGTCATCTCTTCTGCGCTTTATTTCTTCTATAGTTGATTTGTGAGATAGTTTCATTAGAGCTTTTGTTACAATACTAAGACCAGAAAGCTTAGTACCAAACGAAGACATATCATCTACCATGCCCTTCAACTCATCAAAAGTTAATTCTTTATAGTTGATGGCTTCAGGCGTAGGCATATTAGCACCACTACCGCTACCAGAGTCTCCCATATCAGAAACCCCTGTAGAACCTGTAGAGATACCCACAATAGTTTCTGGATCACCTGCGTTTACAACAGTGTTAATATCTATAGGATCTCCTACAGGGTAGTAACCTTCAGGTATGTCTGTTTGAGGTACGCCATCTATAAACGTTATAAATATTCTATGACCTTCATCATTCATGTATTCTATTACTTGAACACCTGAACTACCAGAAGCAGCCTCTGCCATATCGAAGCCGCCCTTTTGACTATAGAATGGTTCTTCTTCTACAAGTCCACCTTCATCAAAGCCTAAGTTTTCAGAAAGCCTTTCAAGAAAACCCTTGTCATAATAGCGTACACTTTCTTTATCTTTATCACCTGTGTATGCTTTTGTTACTTGTCCTGCACCTTTAGTTTGCGCTGGTTTCTTTGTAGTTGTCTTTTCTTTTTTGTCTCTGTAATCACCACCAAAGTTTATTTGTTCAGCTATTGATGGACCTTTGGCATCATCAGATGTAGCAGGTTTACTTTTTAGTTGTGGTCTTTTTCTATCTCTATCATCCCTAAACGCATTTTGTAAAGCTTGAATTATTGCCTCTGCTCTATTCTTTGGTTTACCTTTATTAGCTTGCGCTCTTGCTTTTATGGCTTTGTAAGATCTATCTCTTTTTTGAGTATTTGCTTCTTGTTGTTTTCTGTTTGCTTCTCTTATTCCTGCAAAAAACTTACCTAAGAAAGCATCCTCTGGTTCTGCTGCATCTGGGGAATCCATAACTTCTAAATCTTCAATAGTAAATTCTATATCTATTTCATTGTCCATTATAGGCTCACCACCTATGCGTCCATCCTGTGCCATTTCAGCGTAGCCCATCTTAGCTTGTTTACGTAGGTCTTCAAATAGTTTTACACCATGAAAGTTTACTACGTCAGCAGCTACAACTATTTCACCTTCACTCAGGTTTGCTGGTATGTCATCCCTTACATTTTCTGCAGTTGAACCTAATGGTATTTCATTACCTGAAACAGGATCTACTCCTATAGTATTATCAGGAACTTCTCCTAAGTCCATCTCCATTTGCTTTTCAACTGCCATTTATTGTCTCCCTCAATAGCTTGAGCTTTCTAAGTACGTCTATTGCACCTTGCTGTCTGTGTATAACGTGTGGTTCACTAGCTGTTTCCAACGCACGTTGTCTCATATTAATTAATTCATCTATGTATTGTTGGAATTGTTCGTAACATTCTTTATCATTGACCAACTGCTTGAGGTGCATTGCCTGTAAATCCTTGTTCTTCAGGTAGTGGTGCTGTACCCATACCTATCTGTGAACCTCCACCCCCAGTAGTATCAGCTACATCCTGTACACCTTGACCTTCAGGTCCTGCTGGTTGTGGTGCAGGTGCTTGAAAGCCTTTTAGTATCTCAGCTTGTATAGCTGCGTCACCCATAGAGTTAGTAACCTTGTCAGGATCTAAATCCATGCTTTTTGCTATTTCACGTATAATATAATCCATTTTTGCAAAAGGTGCAAGTACTGGATTTTGTGCAACTTGTAAGAATTGCATCAAGCGTTGACTACGTACTTCATTAGCCATCAAGCTTTCTGTACCTGACGCATGTACTTCTAAGTCGCCCTTTATGTCTTCATCAAAGTCAAACTGCATGTTGAATGCAAAGAATGCTTTGCCTAATGGACGGATGAGATAATCATCCACATTTTTAACAACGGTACGGATAGAGCCGTTAGCAGCAGACATAAGCATAGAGATTCCAGAAGCAGTACGCCCCACTCCTTGAACTCCTGTTTGACCATGTGCAAAAGATGGGAATCCAGTAGACTCATCTGCTAGTACCCTCGCTTTATCAAATAGTTGCATGTTTTCTTGTGCCACGTTTGGAAACTTTGTACCAAATATAGCTTGGCCTGGAGCGCCACCTTGTCTTCTAAAAACTTTACCAGGATATACTGATAGGTCTTGACCAGGAACTAAGTTAGTCTCATCTACTTCTATAATTAGATTGCCTGACATAGCAGCATTGTCAATAGCCATACGCATAAAGCCATTCATCAATGTCTGTGTATCGTCCATGTTTTCAGCAATACCAACGCCAAAGAAAGAGTATGGGTTATGCTCGTATGGCACAGCATAGTAAGGAATACGTGTAGGCTTGAATGGGTTTAGTACAAATCTTAATACTTCACCATTACTTATCCATACGTTACAGTTTATCTCATCTAAGTCACTAAGTTCACTAGGTATATCTACACCATGTTCTTCTAATAACTTAGTATCTACGTAACCCCAAAACTCTAACACTTCCCAACGCTCTGATGTTGGTTGAGTGTCATCATCTTCCATAGTCATTTCCCAGTACTTTTGTGTATAGTCTGGTCCTTTGTCTATGGCATTCTGTATACCATCATCCATAAAGTATGGACGTGACTTTAGTTTACGCAGTTGTGTACGTGACATCTTGTGTCGCTGCACAACATACTCTGCCTCATCCATATCTTTTGCTTCAGGGTCAGGATAGAAATCCCATATAGAAACGTGATCACATTCTGGAACAGTTCTTACTATAGGGTCATACTCACCATCTTCGTTCCAGTTAGGATATTCTTTGTCTACAGCAAAAGCACCCTTCATTACACCTGTACCTAAAAGTGCCATTTCAAATGCCATACTTCTTAGGTGTGTAGTAGCTCCGCTTTCCTGTAGCTGATCATGAATCTTCTTTTCCATTTTCTTAGCTGCAACCATAGCAGGATGAAACGTAACTGTAGTAGACGTAGTGCCATCACCTTCTACAATCTTTTCAGATACAGGCTCTAGTTTTTCTTCCATGCCTCCTAGTCTTGATTGTAAATCTACAAGAGTTTCTCCAGGCTCCAAGGGTGTGTCACCGTCTATCAAGTAAGGCTTTGGCGCTGGTGTAGACATAGCAGAACTAAGAGCATTACCTGCTGCTTCTGCATTTGGGTCTATGTTTATGTGTACAGACTCTGCCACACCGTCAGGTAGTACAGATGGATTTACAGATAGAGGAAATTTATTGTTACCAAATAGTACATCTACTATCTGCCCATATGCTGCTAGTGTTTTTGTTTTTGTTACCTTTACAAATATGCGAGACTTTTCTGATTCTGTAAATTGCACATCGCTTCCATACAAACCTCTATAGTTGCGATAAGCTTTCAACCATCTTTGCTCATCTGCATACCTAGAATCTTCAGACCTTTTGTACCTATCTTTTATAAAACCTATAACACTATCTTTCTCCTTTAAGATAGAGTCTAGTGTATCTTCTGCTGCAACAACCTCTGCTGTTTCAAACATCTCTTCCTGTTCAGCCATTATATTCTTCCTTGTTAAAACAATCTAGTTGTATGTCGTAGTATGGGTTGTTTCGAAATTTGTTCCAGTTAGATGTGTTAGCTATATCTAAACACTCTTCCTGTGTATACATTTCTTGTGATACATACTGATTACCTGTATATACCCAGTCAGTTCCGTTGTTTCCCCATATACTTATTACTAATACAAAAACTTTCATTACTTACCTTTCCAAGGACCATTATCAAAATCGTAGGTTTCTTGGCATCTAGGACAACTATCAAACTTGTCTGTGTTATAAAGTATCGAACACTTAGGACAAGTTACTATGTCTTTAATATCCGAATGTTGCGTCACTTGCTTGAAAGCCTGATCGTTGTTTTGCAGGATTGTAATCCCATATGCTGCTACGTGGTCTTGTCATTATACCATATCTTAACGCATCATACAAGTGATCTTCTGCTTTTGTGTCCACATCTTCTGGATTCTTTTTGTCCAGTGGTATGGCTGGTATCTGTGCTATAGTGTTTACACAGTTATTCATAAATACTAACATAGGCTTTTCAATGAAGTCATCTACCTTCAAACGCCTATGTATTTCGTTTTTACCTGCGATACGTGAGCCTCTTGAGCGATCAGAGGGCCGCCATCGACAACCCTTCATGTTCATTTGCTCTGCTAACGATGGCCCAGTATCGCCACGATTGTGCCACAAAGAACTATCAAGCACACCGTATCTCATTCCACCGTCTTCAGCTTCTGCTTCTAATATCATATCAGCTAAGTCTGTAGCTGTAACTTTAGAAACATACAGTTCTCTGTATACTATAAGCTGCTCATCAGGAGCAACAGTAAACCAAAGAACCCCAGTGTAACTACCGTAGCCGTAATCACACGCACGAAAACGTACCCACGATTTAGGAATCTTAAAGTGTTCGATAACGTGGGTAGTTCTGTCAAATTCGGGAAAGGCTGCTCCCTCGTTGATATCCCAGTTTCCTTCGAGGAGTTGCTTCCTCTGATGCTCTGGTAGTGATAAGAGCATGGCTTCATAGTCACCCTCTTCGGCAAGGTATGGATTATCGAAGAGTGACGCAGGAATAAACCTACGCTTAAATAAAGGCTGACCTTCCTTACTGTGTCCTTTAGGGTATGTAATTGTTTTACTTGATTCAATATCTGTTGCCCAAAAGTCTTTACCTGCAGGTGCAGGATCTATAAACATCTTCTTAACCCAAGCATGTCCAGCACCGCCTGGGTTTGTTGTAGCTCTCATGTAAAGTCCTAAGTCTTTGCCATATGCGCTACGAAGACGTGACCTCATATAATCCCAAGCGTAAGGTGTAGGCCATTGAGTAAGTTCGTCAAATCCAATCCAGTTAAAAGCCTGTCCTTGGTAACGTGTGACATCGGTATCCTTATCCAGATACGACATCCATAGTCTTCCACCTCTGGGAGAAATCCACTGCGACTTACGCTCTGACCATTTAATTCCTGGTATCGCACGTGGGTATAACTCCTGTGACTTTTGTATTAGTTCCCTTAGTTCCTCAGTTGTGTGTCGTACAAGGAGTCCAGAAAAGTTAGGATTGTTTAGGCCGTGTAATGGGTCTGCCAACATAGCGTAAGACTTACCGCCACCTGCTGCCCCTCCGTACAGAACTTCTCTTTCTGAAGAACTTAGGAAGGTAGTCTGTGGGCCTGGATTAGGCTTGAATACAACTTCCTGTGCTTCTTCAACGTCATACTCAGGTGCTACTACCTGTGCTGGAATCTGGGGGGTTTCGACTTCCACAGGCTTCTGAGTAGGCTCCGACTCCTTGCGTTTCGAGCTTCTCGATTTGCGAGAGCGTTTCTTCGAGCCACTTGGCAAGCTTACGTTTAATTGCAGATGCTTTTCTACGTTTTTGCTCAACTTCTATTCTCTTCTTTAGACCCATATGTGAAATGTATCGGTCAGTTTCTTTACTCAACCAGTGCGCTACTGCTCTGTAACTATACTGTTTGAGGTGTTGTTTTGCAAGCTCTAACGCTTCTAGCTCATGCTCAACTGGCACAAGTAGCTTATCGTTGTCTGGATGAACTTCATAACCAAAGGGAACCTTGATAGTAGTTCTGGCTATGACATGCCATTCTTTGTTGTGTCCTTTGGGTGGCAGAGGTAATTGCCAGAATCCCAATTCTCTTTGAGGTATTATTCGTTTGTACCTTCTTTAGGTGGTAAATAGAAAATGCCACCACCACTGGTGACATCTACTTTTTCTACTTTTCCAAGACCTGCTCT